ACTGGCAACAACACTGTTGCTTATACGCAGCACCGGAGTGCTTCGATGAGGACGGACCGCCACCGAAGATTTATAACGATCTGACAAAAGAGTTCCTTGTAGACCAGGAACAGAACATCTGGGAGAAGAAACCAGAGTGGGAATCAGAACAGAGAATGATCATCACAGCCGGAGCGTGCCACATTCTGGCTGAGGGATTAAGGAATAAGGAGGAGCAAGACAATGGATAACAGACAGGCAAACATCAACAGATTTGAAGCAGAGATGGCAAAGGTAACAAGAGACGGAGTGGACAAGCTGATGGCATTTATCAGAAAGAGTGATATGTACGCAGCACCTGCAAGTACCAGATTCCACCTTTCAGTGACAGGCGGACTGCTGCAGCACTCACTCAATGTACTGGATGCACTGAGGGCGAACCTCACAAAGAACGATGACGGCACATACTCATACGAGGTCGCAGGAGTTCCGGCAGCCAGAGTGACAGAGGAAAATGTGATCATCATGGCACTGCTCCATGACATCTGCAAGACCTACTTCTACACAACAGAAATCAGAAACCGCAAGGTAGGTGGAAAGTGGGAGCAGTATGAAGCATTCGCAGTGGATGACAAGATTCCATACGGACACGGAGAAAAGTCGGTAATGATGATCGAGGAATACATGAAGCTTCAGCCAGTGGAACGATATGCCATCAGATGGCACATGGGGTACACCGAAGCCGACACCTTATCATTCAACAATGCTATCGACAAGTATCCAATGATCTGGGCACTGCATTCCGCAGACACACAGGCAAGCCACTTCATGGAAGCCAACGAGGGAAACAAACTGGCATACGCAGACAACGGATCAGCGGAATACGCAGATCAGCCGACCATGCAGGAGGCAACCGCCCCGGTATTTGAGGAGGCGACACCAGTATGAGCATGATGGAACTGCTGTCCCAGATGAGAGAGCGAGCCAGAGCCAAGAAGCAGCGCAAAGGAAGCCTGCCGTGGTTTTGTATCATTCTTTCGGACAAATGCGTAGAGCCGGAAAAACCCTGTACTGAGTGCAGGGTTTACGAGGAACATAAAGAAGAAATCGAAAAGGAGATGGAGAGACATGATCATCAAGATTGAAGCAGTACCGAAACTGGCAGTGGAAGATGGAGTAGAGAAAGTCGTCATGGGAGAAAACAATCAGCCAGTGTGGGATAAAGAAAGAGCACTTATCACAACCAAGGGCGGCAATTACCGCAGAATCGTCACACTCACAGACGAACTGGCGGCAGAGGTGGCAAAAGGACACCGATACTTCAATGCAATAGAGAAAAACGGAAAACTCCATATCACAGGGAGAGTGTCCGCCAGATTTTAAGGAGGCAGACGATGACAGCAAAGAACGCAGAAGGGTATCCAGACCCAACAGCAGAGGAAGCAATTCGTCATGTAATGCGTGGCGGAAAACTGGATTATACATCATTCAGAACTTACGAGGAACTGCAGGACTACACCATAAAGCATAACAAGGGCATAAGTACCAGGGAAGCGGCCGACAAATTCATCCGGGAGAAGATGCCAAAGGAAAGCTACTTCCAGAAGAAAATCCTTGACTGGATAAAAGACAACGCACCAAATGCCATCGCATGGAAAGAAGCAGCCGGCCCGTACTCCAGACAGGGAATCCCGGACATTACCTGCATCATCAATGGCAGGTATTACGGATTTGAGGTCAAGCGGCCATTCATCGGGGTACTAAGCAAGATGCAGGAACAGACGATAAAGCAGATCCGCAGAGCAGGTGGCAGAGCATGGGTAGTCACTTCGGAAAAGGAAGTGGCGGAAATCCTGCTGCCGGAACTGACACAGAAATAGCAAGGGAGCAAACAAAAATGAGAGTAGCAATCGAACCGAGAAAAGCAACTGACCGTGGCGGATATTACTGTATGCCGTTAAGGGTAAATGTGCCGACAGGACGCAAGGACTGGAAGCTGACCAAGTGCCCGGAGTGCGGTGCACAGTGTTGGGAACTGCCACTAGCAGAAGTAGCCAAGGCACAGGGAGCAAAAGGACTCTGCACAATGTGTGCGTTAAAGAAGGGAGTGAGCGGATCATGAAAGCAATAACGGTATGGCAGCCATGGGCAACATTACTGGGGACCGGGCAGAAACATAATGAAACGAGATCATGGAGAACAAACTACCGTGGAGAAATCCTTATTCATGCAGCAAAAACAGACCACAGCGGAATCCTGCTACATATCCCAATGGAAGAATTGAAGCACTTCCAGAACGCAGGTGTAGTAAATAAACTACCGACAGGAGCAATCATCGGAAAAGCAAATCTCGTGGATTGTTTCCAGATCGATGAAGCCTATCGAAGAAAACTGCAAAGAGAGAATCCGGCAGAGTTAGCATTCGGAGATTATACCATCGGCAGGTACGCATGGGTAATGGCAGATGCAATATTGTTCAATAAGCCAATTCCGGCAAAGGGAAAGCAAGGACTGTGGAACTGGGAAGGAGGGATACAGGATGGACAATGAGAATAAGTGCTGCGGCACCTGCTACTGGCATAAGAAAGCCTGCGGAGAGTTCCAGTGTTTCAATGAGCACGCAGAAGGCTTCGCATTAGAGACACAGTACGATGATGGCGAGGATTGTGAAGAATGGGAGGAGCGATGATGGAGCAGAAATCATTGACAATCGAGGAATTGAAGGAAATGGCAGGACAGCCAGTGTGGTGTCCGGATGAGGAAGCATACGGAATTGTGATGTGCGACAAAATCGGGCAATGGGCAGGAATTCCGTTCTTGCACGGAGTATGGTACAGCAACGATGACGGAGTGGGTGTGGAATTTAACCACAACATCATCGGGCGAAAGTTGAAATGTTACAGAGTGATCAGTGAAAAGGAAACTGCAAAGCTGCCGGAAGAAAAGGTAGATGAATTCGGAGATAGCAGAATGGTCTGCCCGAACTGCGGACAGGCCGCAATTGCAAATCTGTACAGAAAATGCAGAGAGATATATCCATACTGTCCGTGGTGCGGTCAGAAATTACAGGAGGTGCAGGATGAGACTGAAAAAGAAAATCAGCAAGCAAAGTAAGATATTTAAAAAGGCAATCAATGCAAAGTGGGCATTCTACTGGGCAAAGTTTATGACAGAAGCAGCGACCATCTGTAGGAAGTATACGCATGAGGAAATCGAAGGCAAAGGAACGGATTATGAGTATGCACACCTCTCATGTGATGGCTGCCCATTCAATGTGGAGAAGTTCGGGGAGCACAAGATATGCGGGTGCATATTGAGCGCACCGGACGACTGGGATGAGCCAAAGGTAATCGGTCATATCGTCCGCACAATAATCCATGAAATGGCAGGTGAGAAGAAATGAAAAAGAAAGAAACAGAAGCACAGGCAAGAGAACGCAGGAGGAAACAATACGGATGCGATGGACTCTGCTATGGCGGAATGAATGATGATGGAGTTATGTGTCAGATTTGTGGAGGAATAGACACATGCGAGGAAACCAGATACATAGAAGCGTTTGCTACCTGGGGTGCGGCACTTGTCATACTTTTAACACCAATCGTTATGGTTGCAGGTTTTGTGCTTCTCATAGTTGCGACAGTGAAAGGATGGATATAAACATGGCAAAAGGTAAGCAAAAGCGAAAGCCATTCGGGATGAATTCATCTCTGGCGGACGCAACGCAGGTAATGAGACAACTTCCAGTGTCGGCAATGCTCTCGTCCATTGAAATGCAGATAAACATCCTGCAGGAGCGTGGAGTAGAGATACGAGACTGGGAGAATAAAGACCGGGTACTTAAACAGGTAAGGATACTCGGTGGAAAAGCATACTTCCTTGCGGAGGACAAATCCAGGGATTAGAAAGAAGGAAAACTATGACACCAGACAGCATGGCAAATGGGGTAGAAGAACAAAAACTGCTTCTCAAACAGTACCTCGGACAATATTATTATGCCAAGATGAAAAAGAAGCAGTTGGAAGCCAGACTTCGTACTTTCAGAGAAAATATGCTCGGCACAAAGGGGATGCAATACTCCCCAGTGCCACGCAGCCAGACCAACAGCGTAGGAGATGGACCGGCAACGCAGGTCATCCGTGCGATGGAGATCGAGGACAGAATCGAATCACAGAAAGCAGAGATGGCAAAGACCATGCTGAATGTGATGAAGATCATGGATTTTTTACCAACGGACTCCACGGAACGAAGCATACTGGAATACAGACACATTGACTGCTTAAGTTGGAAACAGGTATGCAAGGAAGCAAACATGACAAGAACTCCGTGCAACAAATACTATAACGCAGGAATTGACAAGCTGCTTACATACAAAAAAGTACAGTCAATTTTACAGGAATTCGCCTCCTCCCAAGAACCCTCAAAGCCTTGAAATTGCTTGACTTCGGAGTAGGGGGGG